GTCCATGCCCAAGAAGCAAGCCGCGCACTACCGCCGACTCGGGGGGCTGATGTTCGACGCCGGCACGCTCGCGGCGACGGACCTGCCAATGCTGGAAGCGACGGCGCGAATCCTCTCGGAGCTGGACGACGCCTACGCCGACAAGAAGGCGACGCGCGGCGCCCGGGCCGCGCTCGAAAGGCTACACAAGGAGCAGCTCATCCAGCTCGGGCTCACGCCGGCGTCACGGAGGACGGTCCACAGGGCCGAGGCGCCGCCGGACGCGCAGAGCGATCGCCTTCGAGGCCTGCTCGCGTAGTCGAGCGCGACTACGCCGCGCTCGCTGCGGAGTGGGAGGACGGGGTCCTCGGCGGCACCATCCCCGCCGGCGAGCTCGTCCACCTGGCCATCCAGCGCCAGCGGCGGGACCTCGAAGCCCCGCCGGACGGCTACGAGTGGGACGAGGAGGAGGCGCGGAAGGCGTGCGCGCTCGCGGAGCAGCTCCGATACCCGAAGGGCCCGAAGCGGGGCGAGCCGTTCATCCTCGAGCCGTGGGAGATCTGGCTCCTCCGCGGGATCTTCGGATGGCTGGACGCAGTCACACGGCTCCCCCGTTTCCATGTGGTGCAGATCTGGCTACCGAAGGGCAACGGCAAAAGTCCGCTCGCGGCGGCCATCGGGATCATCGTCCTCGCTCGTGGCCGGCGGATCGGCGCGAAGGTCTACTCGGCAGCGGTCACCGAAAAGCAGGCGAACAACGTCTTCGAGCCGGCGCAGGAGATGCTCCGCCTTGCGTCCGACGTGCGCGAGGCCGCCGGCCTGGTCGTCGGCGAGCACGCGATCAAGGGCATCGGGGACGCGCGCACGTTCGAGCGGGTGAGCGCCGAGAAGCGGAGCGCCGACGGCACGGTGGGCGACTGCTACATCGTGGACGAAGTCCACCAGCACTCCACCCGGGCGCTCTACGACGTGCTCGCGAATAACGCATCGAAGATCGACGGTAGCCGGATCGTGATTATTTCGACCGGTGGCACGGACCAGTCACCGACGGCGATCGGGTGGATTCTGTACAGCGAGGCGAGGGCGGTGCTCGAGGGTACGGTCGACGCGCCGGCCGTCTTCTCGCTCATCTTCGAGGCCGACCGCAAGCGGCCGGACGGGACGGACGCGGACCCGTTCGACGAGGTCACCTGGCGCCAGGCGAATCCCAACTACGGCGTCTCGATCTCGGCGCGCAACTTCAAGACGACAGCGGAAGCGGCGCGGCTCGACCCGACGGCGCAGCCGCACTTCTTCGCCACCCGGCTCGGATGGTGGAGCCGGAGCGCCGCGGCGTGGATGGACATGAAGCTGTGGAACGCTGCCGCGGGCGACGTGACGGACGAGCAGCTCGCCGCGGCGTCGCGAGTCCTCATCGGGATCGACTACGCGCCGAAGCTCGACCTGAGCGCGCTCGTGCTCCTCGGCGTGTCGCTCTTGGAGGACGGGCGGCGGAGCTACATCGCGCGGTTCCACGGCTTCCTGCCGGAGGGCTCGCCGACGTTGAACGACCATCCCGAGTTCCGTCGATGGGCGCGCGGGGACCCCGACTGCCTCACGCTCACGCCCGGCGACGTGCTGGACGCGAGCTACCTCCGCCCGCGCATCGTCGACGACGTGAAAAAGTACCCCGGAGCGGAGGCCTGCCTCGACCCGTTCGGATGCGTGGAGCTGATGGCCAGCCTGCCGAAGGAGGGGATCACTCCGGTCGAGGTGCGGCAGGGGTGGAAGTCCCACAGCCCGCCGATGACCGAGGTCCAAGTGTCTCTGTCCCAGGGCCGGTTCCGGCACGACGGCAGCCCGCTCGCGGCCTACTGCCTCTCGAACGTCATCGCGTTGCTCGACCGGAACGGGAATGCCGTGCCGTCGCGGTCCCACGACGGGAAGAAGATCGACTTGGCGGTGGCGCTGCTCAACGCGATGAACCGGGCGATGCTCGTCGACCTCCAGCCCGTCGATGAGCGGTCCTACCTGGAATCGCATGACCTCATGGTGCTCGCATGACGGAAGACCGGAAAGCGCAGCTCGTTGCCGCCCTGGTGGTGCACTCGCGCGACGCGCTCATCGTGGGGGGCGTCGTACTCATCGCGGTGGGAGCGTACGAGATCCACCGGGCGGCCGGACACATCGTCCTTGGGATGCTGCTCGCGGCCATCGGGCTCCGCGGCGTGCTTCGCGGATAGGGGAGGGGAACTCATGGAGCCGAGGGTTGCGATCTGTCTGCCGCTCTACCGGGACGTGCACGCCGAAACGCTGCTATCGATGCTGGCGCTCCGTACGCCGTCCCGCCCGCTCTGGTGTGTCGTGCGCGGCCGACCCGTGGACGAGGCGCGCAACGAGGTGACGGCGAGGGCTCTGGAGCCAGGCTTCGACACGACGCACATCCTCTGCCTCGACGGGGACGTGGTCTTCCCGGTGACCGCGCTCGAGCGACTCCTGAAGCACGACCTGGCCATCGTGAGCGGGCTCTACTTCAAGCGGACGTGGCCCTATAGCCCGCTGCTCATGGACGACTGCCTCGACGGGACGTGCTCGTTCCGCGAGGAGATCCCGGCGGGCCTTACCGAGGTCGACTGCACGGGCGGCGGGTTCCTGCTCGTGAAGCGCGAGGTGTTCGACGAGATCGGCAAGCGCCTCGGGCCCGGCGAGAAGTGGTGGGACCGGACCGTGTACCCGAACGGCACGAAGCCGGGCGAGGACATCGCGTTCTGCCGGCGAGCTCGCGCCGCTGGGTTCCGGGTGATGGTCGACTGCGACCTGCGCATCGGGCACCGGGGCGAGATCACCTACACGCAGGACGTCGCCGAGCGGCTGACGGGAGCGGTGGTCGAGTAGCGGGCGCAGCCGCGAATTGACGCCCGCGCCCCCGGGGCGCTATCGGCGGGCCATGAGCCTTCAGGGGCACGCCCGCGAATGAGTCTCTTCGGAGCGATACTCGGACGCGAGCAGAAGTCGGTGGACGTCACCGCGCTCACGTTGCAGTCGATCCTCGGAGAGGTTCCCTCGAAGACGGGGATCACCGTCAACGCGAACAACGCGCTCCGGGTATCGGCCGTCCTCGGGTGCTGCCGGGTGCTCGCCGAGGGCATCGCGCAGATCCCGTTCAAGCTCACCCAGGAGCGGCCCGACGGGAGCACGAAGGCGGCGCGCGACCATCGGCTCTTCGACGTGCTCTGGCGGCGTCCCAACGACTGGATGACGTCCTTCGAGTTCCGCGAGACGCTCATGTACCACGCGATCCTATCGAAGGGCGGGTTCGCGATCATCAGCCGGAACATCCATGGCGAGGTGCTCGAGCTTCTCCCGCTCGTGCCGGGGAACGTGAACGTCCGCCAGGACTCGGGGCGGAAGGTCTTCTTCGAGGTGACCGACTCGTCCGGGACCGTCGGGGTATTCCCCCGCGCGTCGATTCTCCACATCCGCGGGCCATCCTGGGACACCGTCCGGGCGCTCGAGGTGGTGCGCCTGGCGCGCGAGGCGATCGGGCTCTCCATCGCGACGGAGGAGTCACAGGCGCTACTGCACGCGAACGGCGCCCGACCCGCAGGCCTGCTCTCCTACGAACGTCCGCTCACCGAGGACCAGCAGGCGCGGATCCGCAAGTCGTGGAACAAGGTCTACGGGGGCGAGAACAAGTTCGGGACCGCAGTGCTCGACCTCGGGGCGAAGTACTCGCAGCTCACCATGAGCGGCGTCGACGCGCAGCACATCGAGACCCGCCGCCACCAGGTCGAGGAGATCGCGCGGATGATGCGCGTGCACCCCCAGATGCTGGGGTACCACGAGAAGTCGAGCACCTACGCGAGCGCCGAGCAGTTCTTCACGGCCCACGTCGTGCACGGCCTCGGGCCCTGGGTCGAGCGCTGGGAACAGGCCTGCGATCGGGACCTCCTCACCGAAGAGGACCGCGCGGCCGGGTACCGGACCAACCTCGTCGTCGATGGGCTACTCCGCGGTGACGCAAAGAGCCGGTCGGAGTTCTACAAGGCCTCGCTCGGGACGTCGTCGTCGCCGGGGTGGAACACGCCGAACGACATCCGGCGGCTGGAAAACCAGGACCCGATCGCAGCCCCGGGCGCGGACAAGCTCGTGACGGTGGACGAGCTCAGTGGAAGGCAGGCGCCGGCGACCGGCGCGGGAGGAGCGGCGTGAAAGAGCGACTGGAGACGAAGCGACTGGCGAAGCCCTTCACGTTCAAGGCCCTCGGCGAGGAGGGGGGAGCGATCGAG